CAGGAATCCGGAGACCGCTGGACCTGGATTCTCAACACCGCCCGCAATGCAGCCCTCACTGGAGCAAGTCTCTCCTGCCCCAAACGCACACCAATATGCGTAAGCGGGGACGACAGCGTTACCTTGGGCGTTTGGAGCGCCACCTCAGGCTTTAGGGCAACTGATTGGTTAATGAAACCCAAACGTGAGACCGACACCACAATGGAGTTTTGCGGCCTCATCTTTGGCGGCCCAGATGTTTCCTTCGACCCCGCTGTGATCCACTGGAGGTCACGCTTCGGGCTTCAAGAGGGACGATCTGACCCGGACTACTGGCGATCTATACGTGACGCCATCTCAGAAACCGCGGCCAAACTTGGCAATGATTCACCCAAACTCAGCTCTGCAAACCTTAACCTTGAGCGTGCGATAACTTGGTTTGGTCTTCCAGACACACTTCGACTTCCCGAACCCCCCCCGCCACCACCCAAGACTCTGCCAGGATACGCCCCCCTACATAGTTGCGCCAAGGCACTATATTACTGCGTGAAATTTTTGTTTGCCTTATAAATATCTAACCTGTTACCACCGGACGCTTTCTGACTAATCTACCGGGCTCACTTACGAGCAGAGAAGAATAAAGTCTGACACTCACTCAATACCTTTACCCCCCAGAAGATCATAGCGAACCCCTTTAGGCGGCCGCCCCACATGCAGCACTATGATAGTCCAAAAACCAGCCGAATAGGCCACTGGGTAGTTATCTAAACTGGTTAGTCACTTGTGGCAAGACAGCGTCGGCTATACGGGTGCAAACCCCTATGGCAACGGGAAAGAACTCACGTTCCGAGCCGTGGCGGAGTTCCAACTGAACCTCTTTTCCAGTTGGCCTTCGGCCCCAGAGGACGGATGCGGCTGTCGGTTCATTTACGGAACAATTGTTCGATGAGCTTAAGGTGCAAACACCATAACACCGCTGGCTTGGTACCCAGCACGCAACTCCATGCGGTTATGTCGCCATGTACCCCTTTAAACATACCCTCCTGCTCACCGCCATACTCGGTGACTTAGCACACAAATCCGACCTGTATCTACGATTTGGAACTTACGGACCTACAGTCGAGTGCTATTTTACAAACCTTCACCAAGCTCAATTTCTGCGACAACATTACCCCGAGGCAATCACCCATCCCGGCTCAT